ACTGGTTTTTTTTGTGTACGGGTTGAGGGGTTTTGCAAAAACTCTGGGGTAAAATACCTTAATTCCGCGCGCGTGTTGGCGTCTGATTAAAACAGTCATGCGGAATAATGAAAAATGTGGAGTTGATGACATGCCGGGACCGGTGCCGAAAAATCCGCAGATACGGCAGCGGAGAAATAAAGTCACGACGGCGGCCATGTTGCCGAAAAAGTCTCCGGAGAAAAAGATTCCGGAACTTCCTCACCGTAGAGGGAACCGGAAATGGACGCCGGAGGCAGAGGCATTCTGGAAAGAAATTTGGAATTCTGCCATGGCGGCGGAGTTTAACGATGTGGACATCCAGGGTTTACACGTTCTACTCGACCTGGTAGACACGTACTGGCGGTTGCCAGCAAAGGAAATTGGCAAGAAAAAAGAGATGGCGAACGAGATACGCCTGCAGCGCCAGTGTTTTGGTTTGACGCCGCTGGACAGAATGCGTCTGCAATGGGAAACAGAAAAGGCGGACAACGCCAAAACCAAAGGGCAGCGGAGGCGGAACGCGCCGGTTAAAACTTACAAAGTAGATCCACGGACGGTGCTGGACGGAGCGAACTGATGACAGTCCTGACGGTACCGGACGATAAGGGAGAGTTCTGGCCATCCCTGGGTGGCGCGGTTTGCGATTTCATTGAGGAGAACATGGTGTTTGGGCCGGGGCCGCTGCACGGTCAGCGGGCCCGGCTGGACAAAGATAAACGGGCTTTCATTTGGCGGATGTATGAAATATATCCCCACGGACACGCGGCGGCAGGAAGGAGACGGTTCCAGCGCTGCGCGCTGAGCCTGCGGAAGGGCACAGCAAAGACCGAGCTGGGGGCATGGATAACCATTGCCGAGGCTCATCACGAGGGGCCGGTACGGTGTTACGGGTTCGACAAAAAAGGACGGCCTTTACCGGGTCCGGTATCAGACCCATACATCCCGGTGGTGGCATACACGGAGGAACAATCGGACGAGCTCCTGTACGGGGCCATCAAGCGCATCCTTGAGGAATGCAGCCTGGGTAAGGACTTCGATGTTGGTCTGGCACGAATCATGCGAAAGCGGGGAGACGGCAAGATAGTATCGCTGGCGACGTCCCCGGATTCACGGGACGGAGCCCGTACTACGTTTGAAGTATTTGACGAGACGCACCGGCTGACAAGCTACCGGCAGCACCAGGCACACGACACAATGATGGCGAACCTGGCGAAGTTGAAGGAAGCCGACCCCTGGGCGCTGGAGATTACGACATCGTTCGAGCCGGGGAAAAACAGCGTAGCTGAAAAGGCCATGGAGTACGCCCGCGCAATACAGGAGGGGAGCGTTAAAAACGCCCGCTTCTTTTACTTTCACCGGCAGGCGGACGACAGCCACCTGCTCGATACAGAAGAGGATATCAGGGCGGCGGTCATCGAGGCATCCGGGCCGGCGGTGGAATGGGCAAACATCGACGGGATTGTTTCACTCTTCCTCGACCCGGGGTCGGACAGGTCATACCTGGACAGGGTATGGTGCAACCGGCAACCGAAGGGGTCGTTGAAAGCCTTCGACGTGAAAGAGTGGGAAGGGCTGGCGAAGCCGAATTACATCGTCCCGGCAAAGGCACTGGTAACACTGGGATTTGATGGCGCCATGTTCCATGACTCGGTGGGGCTGGTCGGGACGGAAGTCGAAACAGGACATCAGTTCAAGCTGGGGCTGTGGGAATGTCCGTACGGAAACAAAGACTGGCAGGTACCCGTCGAGGATGTCGTCGAGGCAGTAACGGCGGCCTTCGAGAAGTATAACGTCTGGCGGATGTACATGGATCCGCAGTACTGGTTATCCTACGCGGCAGAGTGGGCGGGATTGTACGGCAAGGAAAAGGTTGTCGAATGGTACACGAACCGGTACAACCACATGTGTGCGGCGATAGAGGCGTACGATACGGCGATAAAGGGCGGGACGCTCAGCCATGACGGGAGTCCGGAATTCAGCCGGCACCTGGGCAACGCGTTCAAGAAAGAGTTAAGCCGGCACGACGAGCAAGGGAAGCGGCTGTGGGTCATCCAGAAAGAGCGGGGCGACAGTCCGAACAAAATCGATTTGACGATGGCGGCGATACTGAGCTGGAGAGGTCGGCTGGACGCGGTGGCGCTGGGGGTGACGGGGAAGAGTGTTTACGAGGACAGGGGTCCTTTGGTATACAGCCTTTGAGGTGGCGATGAATGGAAAATCCAATTAAGCGGGCAACCCGGGCGATATTTGCCAAAGGGCTTTCAATGGTATTCAGCGACGGGCGGCAACTGGACAGCCGCGGCTACAGTGGAGGCAACTCGTTTTTCTCTGAATTGAGTTACGGTACCAGCGATGCCGGCGTGTCTATTACAAACGATAAAGCCCTGAATTATACAGCGTTCTGGGCGTGTGTGAACCTCGTCGCCAGGACGGTGGCGTCTTTGCCGTTTATGACCTATGAACGCCAGGATCCGAGGGGTAAACTGAGGGCGACATCGCACCCGTTGTACCGGCTTCTCCATGATGAACCAAACCCGGAAATGGACGCTTATTCCTACATCGAGACGCTCGTCTACCACCTGATTGCCAGCAACGGAAACGCGTATTCATACATAGAGTTGGACGCCAACGGGGTGGACATCAAGGCGTTGTGGCCGATGGACCCGAGCAGGGTAAAAAAGGCGCGTAACGAGCGGACAAATGAAATAATCTATCAGTACCAGTCAAGCAACGGTCAGGTGATACTGCCGGCATACCGGGTATGGCACATCCCCGGATTTGGCTATGACGGTCTCACCGGCTACACGCCGCTGACGTACGCGCGGAACCAGATAGGGCTGGGGATAGCGGCGGAGAAGATGGGGAGCAAGATGTTCTCCAACGGGCTGGTATTCGGGGGGTTTCTGGAACATCCGGGACACCTATCGAAAGAGGCACAGAAGAACTTCGAGAATCAAATAAAAGCTGACCACAAGGGTGTGGACAAAGCACACCAGGTCATGATACTCGAAGAGGGTATGAAGTACAACAAGAACAACATCCCGCCGAATGACGCGCAGTGGCTGGAGACGAGGAAATTCCAACGGAACGAAATGGCGGCCTTCTTCGGGATACCACCGCACAAGATAGGAGACCTGGACAGGGCCTCCTTTAACAACATCGAGCAGCAGAACCTGGAATACGCCATCGACTGCATCCGCCCGCTGTGCGTGCGGATAGAGAAGAGCGCGCACCGCCAGTTATTCATGCCGATGGAGAAAGGACGGTACCTGACGGAGTTCCTGCTCGACGCCCTGCTGCGCGGTGATTCACAGGCGCGGGCACAGTATTACAAGGAGATGTACTACCTGGGTGCGCTCAGCCCGAACGACATCAGGGAAAAGGAAAACATGAACCCGATAAAGAACCCGGCCGGGGATGAGTATTTTACCCAGCAGAACATGATAGCGCTCAGTATGCTGGCTCGGCAGGGACCGGGGCAGGGGACGACTGGAAGGGATACGGAGTAAAATCCCTCCTACCCTCCCTTTTGTAAAGGGAGGAACAAATTGAGTATTTCATATGGAATAACCCTCGCGGGGACGCGGGGGTTTTTTATTGGGCGGAAAAAGTGAATCACCCTCACCTTCATCCTCTCCCGTCAAGGGAGAGGAGACAGGGAAAGGGACGGAGGCAGGAGCATGGAGATAGAACGGAAGTCATTTTCCGGCATTGAGTTGAAGGCAGACAAACCGGGGGCATTTACGGCACGGATTGCGACGCTGAACGTCATCGATAAAGACGGGGACGTGACGCTGCCGGGGGCGATGCCGGACGGGAAAACCATCCTGATATCTGCGTACCAGCACGGGAGCTGGGGCGGGGCGCTGCCGGTAGGCAAGGGCGTCATCCGGGAACAGGGGGACGAGGTGCTGGTGGACGGTGAGTTCAACCTGAACACCGATACCGGCAAGGAACATTACGAGACGCTCAAGTTTGCCCCGGACCTGTCCGAGTGGAGCTACGGGTTACGGGTGCTGGAGGTGGACGAAGAGAGTGAATGGTCAAAGAACCCGTCTGTATGGCGGGTGTTCAAGCGGCTGGATGTGTTTGAAGCGTCACCAGTACTGCGTGGCGCCGGCATCAACACCGGGCTGCTGGCAATCAAAAGTGAAAAAACGGGACTGACCTATGCCGAACAGGCGGAGACGGCGCTGGCTGCCGTCGTCGACCTGGTCGACCGCACGAAATCGCTGGCTGATTTACGGCGGAAAGAAGGCCGGAACCTTTCAACGGCCAACATGGAAAGAATCGCCGGACTCCGGAAGGCGATGACCGAACTTGCGGGCGAGCTCGGAACACTGGCCGCAAACGATACGGAGGAAAAGGGCGAGGAGCTGGACGAGGCCACACGGGAATACCTCATCGGGCTCCGGGCAATCCACAAAAAGTCAGAGGAGGACGAACGTGAAAACAAAACTGAGCTATAAAGAGCTCCAGGAAGCGACCATCGCAAAAAGCAAACTCATCAACAAGGTGTTTGATGAAGCCGGGAAAGACCTGGACTTCAGCAAGGTAAAGAGCCTGGAAGGCTCGGACACCGCCGCCAAGGTTGAGAGCCTGCGCAATCTCCAGTCGGAACTTACCGACATCCACGATGACCTCAAGGAATACGAGGCCATCATCAAGGGCAGGCAGGAAGCCGACGCGGCAACCGGCATGAAGGCGGGATTCGACGCCCGCGAGGAACCCGGCAAAGCGGCCGTGGCTACCAAGAGCATCGGCGAACAAATCATCGAAAAAGGACTCAACCGAAAGGGTGCCAGGGGAGAAATCGACGTCGACCTGAAGACCATCGTCCAGACGGGCGCCGGATGGGCACCGGAAAGCATGCGCCTGCCGCGGGTGGTGAATTACCCGCTGCGCAGCCTGCGCGTGGCCGACATCTTCCCGATGTACTCCACCGGCAACGACACCATCAAGTACATGGAAGAGACAACCCACACCAACAACGCCGCCGAGATTGCGGAAGAGACCGACGCCACCAGCCTGACTGCCTACGGTGAAGCGGCCATCGCCATGACCGAACGCACGGTACCGGTGGAGAAGATTGCCGTCTGGATTCCGGTCACCGAGGAACAGATGGAGGACGTGGCGGGGTTCGGAGAATTCATCAACAACCGTCTCACCTACATGCTGCAGAACAGGCTGGACGGGCAACTGGTAGCCGGCGATGGCAGCACCCCGAACATCAGGGGCGTACTCAACGCCAGCAGCATCCAGACACAGGCCAAGGGCAGCGACCCGACGCCGGACGCGGTGTTCAAGGCAATCACGCTGGTACGCGGCTACACGGCCGGGACCGGATTTGCCGAACCGAGCGCAACACTGGTGCACCCATTGGACTGGCAGGACATCCGCCTACTGAGGACAGCGGACGGCATCTACATCTTCGGCAGCCCAACGGAAAGCGGCCCGGAACAGATGTGGGGCGTGCCGGTGATTGTCACCAGTGCGGAGACCCAGAACACCATCTGCGTGGGCGACTTTGCCAACTATGCCGGATTGTACGTCAAGCGCGGCATCAAGGTGGAAACCAGCAACAGCCACGGCGACTTCTTTACCTCCGGCGTTCTGGCGGTCAAAGCCACCATGAGGGGCGCGGCCGTGTACTTCCGCGGCAGCGCGTTCTGCAAGGTCACCGGCGTCTAGCCGGAAAGGTAAAGGTCGAAAACACCCTCACCCCGTAACGGGTGGGGGTACATCAATAGCCATGGAGGTTACAACATGCCAACAATCGAGGGAGCCAGGCAGCGAGGGGTGGCGAAGTTCACCTACGACTTCAGTGTGCGGGGCGGGGCGGTGGGAGACATTGCACTCAACGGCGAACCGCTGCCGAAGAACGCCGTCATCTGGGACGGGGTGGTGGATGTCATCACACCACTGACAGGCGGCGCCAGCGCTACAGCGGCAGTCAGCACCAGCCAGTCAGCCAACGACCTCATCACAGCGGCTGACATCACGGGAGCGCCGTGGTCGACGACCGGTTCCAAAGCACTGGTACCGGTAGGGACAGCGGCCGCCAGCATCAAGCTGACAGCCGAACGCCACCCGAAACTGGTGGTAGGGACAGCCGACCTCACCGCCGGAAAGTTCAACCTGTTCATCGAATACTACCTGTCCGACTAGCGGGCAGGGAACAGCATAGCAAACACAATAAAAAATAACAGGAGGGAAAATCAATGTCTGATTTCCTGGTACAGCAAGCATCAAAATACATTAACCCCGACGGGTCATCCAATAAACCGTACGGCAGCAAGCGTGGTGAACTGTTCACCCAGGACTGGATACAGGCGGCCATCCTTGAAGGCCGCGGGTTCATCGCCAACGTCGGCGCCTTTTCCACCCCGGTGGTAGGCGGCGGCGCGGGCACCATTGTCGACCTTGACCAGCCGGAATTCGGGATGATAATCCCGGACGGAAAAACCATCGTTCCCATCCGCATGGCCTTCCAGCTCACCACGCCACTCCTGGCCACTGACGCCGACGAAGCGGAAGCTCTCGCCTTCGTGGACACCACAGCAGCCACGGTAGCCGCGGCACTCGACGGAACCTGGGCGAACACCATCACGCCGAAGAACATGAGAATCGCTCAGACCAACCGCTACAGCTCCGAGTGCACCGTCAAGAGTGTCTGCTCCGGCGACACCACCGATCCGACGGAAAGCATCGACCTCATTCACGGCATCATCGTAGGCGACATGAACGGGACGCCCGCCAACGCGATGTGGACCAAGAACGAAGTCCTGTACGAGCCGAAGAACCCTCCGCTGATCGTCGGCCCGGCATCCCTGTTCGCCTACTGGGGCGGCACGGTAGCCACCTACGCATTCATGCAGTTCTTCTGGCTGGAATTCGCCAGCACCGAACTTGTCTAAGCCTGCCCTTCAGTAAGGCAGGATACAACCGGGGGCGGGTAAGGTTACTCCTTTCCCTGCCCGCCCCCACCCTTCTTTGGGGCATGGCTCCCGATTTGCATCGGGATCTTCGCCGTCCGGTGGACGGCTACGACTTTGCTCACCACCATCCTCGCCCTCATCCTCAGGGGTGTGGCTCCCGATTTACATCGGGATCTTCGCCGTCCACTGGACGGCTACGACTTTCCCTGCCCCCCCCCCCCCCACAACTGAAATAAAAAGGAGAGAAGGAGAGAATGACAATGCAATGTAAACACCAGTATTACAGGTATGACAAAAACGGCGTGCTGGTATGCAGCCAGTGCAACGAACCATCAACGTCAAAAAAGGTCAAACAACCAGCCATCGAGGACAAGGTGGAAAAGGCTCTGGTGGAGAAGAAGTCGGCGGGGAAAAAGAAATAGGGACGGATTTATTTCACCCTCATCCTCGCCTTCTCCCCTCAAGGGAGAAGGGAAAAGGACTAAGGAGATAAGCGTCCTTCGACAGGCTCAGGATGAGCGGAGGTTAAGGTATGGCACTGGTAATAAAGACGGCACCGACGGTGGAGCCGGTTTCACTGGCTGAGGCAAAAGCGCATTTACGGGTGGACAGTGGAACATTGTCCGATAACCTGGGACTGTTGACGTCCATTGCTCCCGGGAGCCACGCGATAGCGGCGGCGTATTCACTGCTGGGGACGGCGGTGGAGGTGAGCGGGTACGATGCCGTCGTTTACCTGGTAGCGGGGACGAACGGGACCAGCGGCACGGTGGACGTGAAGCTGCAACAGAGCGAAGACGCGAGCGTGTGGAGCGACGTTGCCTCCGGCGCGTTTACGCAGGTGACGGAAGCCAATGACAACGCCGTGCAGGAGAAGGCGTACACTGGCGCTTACCGGTACATCCGGGCGGTGGCGACGGTGGCGACAGCGGCCTA